AGGGGCCGGGGAGTAATCTACTTCACCACCGAGAAGGGTAAGGACGCCCTCAGGAAGCGTGAGGCCCTCTGGAAGGACCTCGGAATAAAATACGAGCCATAGCAAAATTCCCAGCTTACAAGAACCTGAATTTCGCTACTGGAACCCGTGAATATTCACTCCACCCCTCAAAGAGGTCCGATCCCTGACGAGTTGAATTTGAATGGATAGAGGTGCACCAACAATGACCAACGTGAACCACCCAAGCCGAGAATCCACGCCTTCACACCGTCAACGTAACAATCGATCAAGTACCGCACCCACCTCAACGAACTCGAGCAAAATGGACACAATAAGCAGCTCAACGGACGGATACGTCCTAAGATTCGTAAACGAAGACCTCGAGAACCAGGCATTCACCCTGAGCAAATACTACTCAGGGATAATCCGCAACTGGGTCCGAGGCATACCCCTCCTCTTCGCCATGAAATCAGGGGAGGGAGACTCCTTAGTCGGCTACGCTGTAGTCGACAAGATAGAGAACCTGTGGGAGATGCCACCCGAGGAAGAAACCTACGCCAGGGAACACGGGTGGAAAATCGCACTCACCCTAAGAGGAGCCACCAGGTTCAAGACGCCACTACTCATAAAGAACAGCGCCCTAGGCAGCGACTCGAGGAGAGGCGCCTTCCTCCACGGAGCCAAACTCACCGAGCACCAGATAGGCACACTCCTCGACCAGGCCAAGGAGGCCCAGGAGGCTTAAAAGATGGCAGTAGTAACAGTCAGGTACCGCCTCAATGTTAGGCTACCAGACGCGGAGAAGAAGTACCGAGACGAGCTTACCCAAGAAGCCGAGATCCAGCTCAACGAGGAAACTGAGCACCTAGACTTCGAGGAACTCACACAGAGAACACTCACCAAGGCTCAGCAGCTCCGCGATAGCTTCTACAGGGAAGCCAAGAGGCTCGGGGCAACCGACTACACCGAGGAGGCCTCCTAGATGGCCTACCAATTCACCTCAGCCCCAGCAGCAGACAGGTGGGCTGAATACGACCTCCACGAGGTACCCCTCAGACTCAACGACCAGGAAACCAAGTACAAAGCTATCATCCAAAACGGAGAGATCGCCCAAATAGCCACCAACCAGTACACCGTCCTCCCCAACGAGGAGGCAGTCAAGATCAGCGACGCAACCGCCAAGGAGATGGGCCTCGTACCCTTCCACAAGTTCACAGGCAACTGGTTCCAGAGAATGCAGAGCCACGTCGTCAAAGACGGTCACAAGATACATGCCCTCTACGCCCTCAACGAGCCCTACACCGTCAACGGAGACAAGATGCACATCGGAGTCGGAGTCCACAACAGCATCGACGGAACCACAAGCTTTGGAGCAGGAATATTCACCTTCCGAAACGCCTGCAAAAACATGGTCCTCGCAGGAAGCAAAGGATACCACCAAGACTTCGACCAGCGCAAGACACTAGAATACGTCTACAGGCGCCACACAAGCAGCATCGACCCGGTAATCGGGGACCTCAGCAACACTATCGGCAAGATAATGGACAGGGCAGCGGGAATCATAGACGCCTACAAGCGGATGGCGGAGAAGAAGGTCGACGCTGAGTACCTCGAAGAGCTCGCCAAGAAGCTCAGCAGAAGCAGACTCCCAGCCAAGGTCCTACCAAGCTACCTCAAAGCAGAACCCGACAAAACAGAGGAGCAACAGGCCAAACCCGAGACGGTCTGGGACATCTACAACGACTTAACAGCCAACATATGGCACAACGACAAAACCAACATGCGCATCAAGATATTCCACTTCGACAACCTCCACCGCGTCCTACCCCTCCAGGTGAAGTAAGATGCAGACCACGACACAGGCACCTGAAGCCATCAGCTTCAAGCGGAGCTGCACTAAATGCAGCCACCTAAAAGTCTGCACACTCATCCGAGCCATAGCACCCCTCATCGCCAACTGGGAGGAAGGCCAAAGACCCTTCGAAGCCACAGACCTAGCAGCAATCTGCCTCGAATACCTCTCCTCCGACGCAGCGGAGGCAGCGAACCTCTGAGGCGACATGTATGGAGACTAAGATGGAAGTCACGGAACTCGCACAGATCATCCTCTGGAACGACGGAATAGAGGAGTTCGTCCCCGAGATAATCGAGTTCAGCAGGGTAGCAGTCAAGGATAAGGCCTCACATACCCCCAGCGACAAGATACTGAAAGCAGCCACCCACGCGGCCTTCGGAGCCATGCTCCTCGGCCTACCGCTCGAGGAGACCGTGGACACCGTACTCTCCAGGAGAGGAGACATCCTGGAGTGAACCCGGATGGCCGGAAAGTTCTGGCCCTGGGTACGCGAACTAATCTGGCAGAAGGCCGAGGAGCTCCACGCAGCGGACTTCCACAAGGGCCACGAGGAGAACATAACCCCGCCGACCAGAGGCGAGCTACGGGAGGGAGGATACTTCTACCACGCTAAACTCATAGTCCTTCGGGACCTCCACAGAAGCGGCGAATATAGAGGCAACAAGAAATGATGTTCAAGAGGGAACTCCTCGACCTAGTAATCCAAGGGAAGAAGACCCAGACCAGGAGACTCCACAAACGACTCCTAAGGGAGGGACGGATCTACGCTCTCAAGAGAAGCTGGATCAAATCCACCGGAAACTACATCAAAATAACGAAGGTCACCCGCCAGAAGCTAGGTGAAGTCACCGAGGAGGAGGCTGAGAAGGAGGGCTTCAACAGCCTCGAAGAGTTCAGAAACGCCTGGATCAGGATCAACGGAAGTTGGAACCCCGAGGTGGAGGTAGTCGTCTATGACTTCAAACTCACAGACCCTCCACCCAAACAGAGCAGACTCACATAACCAAGGCTAATCATTTTTCGAGTTATTCAAGGTGAACAAATTGGACGTAGAGGTACCTAAAGCCGAGCTGGTAGACATCGACAGGCTTCAGCTGGACGGCGATAACCCCAACAAGATGAAGAAGAATCAGCTCCAGGCCCTTAGGAACGCCATCCAGCGGTGGGGTTTCATCGTCCCCATAATCACCAACAGAGACCTACTCGTAGCCGACGGAGAGCAGCGCCTCACCGTAGCCAGAGAGCTCGGCATGAGGCAGGTCCCAGTCATCCGCCTCGACGTCGAGGACGTGGATCGTCGCATCCTCCGCCAGATCCTCAACAAACTCAAGGGTCACCATGTCAAAGAGCTTGACCAGGCAGAATACGAGAGGATCATTGACCTCGGCAGGGAGGACTACCTCAAGGAGTACCTGCTCATTAGCGACAGGGACCTCGAGAAAGCCCTCCAGGAGGAAGAGTCGATACAAGTCGAGTCCAAGTACGAGCTCGTAATCGAGTTCGACAGCGAGGAGGAGCAGAAGGGAGCTTACCTCAAGCTAACAGGAATGGGCTACAGATGCAAGGTCCTGACCCTATAGAGGCGTCCTCATGAAGTTCAACATAACCCGCAGCTGGGAGAGGCCCCAGAGCTTCAGGGTGGAGAGCGTCATCAGCCAGTTCACCCTCCAGGACGTGAAGCTCGAGAAGCATTTCAGGGGCAGCATAGACATCGAGGACATAAGCTGGCAGGTTGGCGTCATCGTGGGTCGCAGCGGTACAGGTAAAACCACCATCGCCAAGCAGCTCTTTCCAGACGCCTACATTCGAGGTTTCAACTACAAAGAAGCCAGCATCCTAGACGACTTCCCCGAGAGCCTCCCCACCACAGACATAACACGGGCCCTCTCAAGCGTCGGATTCAGCAGCCCACCGGAGTGGCTCAAGAGCTACGATCAGCTCAGTCAGGGCGAGAAGATGCGAGTAGACATCGCAAGAGCTCTTCTCCTCGACGAACCCATAATCGTCTTCGACGAGTTCACAAGCGTCGTTGACCGCGAAGTTGCCAAGGTCAGCAGCCTCGCCATCCAGAAGGCCATCCGGAGAACCGGGAAACGCTTCATCGCAGTAACCTGCCACTACGACGTTGTCGACTACCTGGAGCCCGACTGGGTTCTCTGCACCGACGACATGAGCTTCACCAAAAAAAAACTCGGCACCCACCCATCACAGTTGAGATCAGGGCCTGCAGCTCACATCTCTGGAGCTACTTTAAAGACTATCACTATCTGAGCCACAGCCTACACGCGGCACCAGACTGCTATGTCGCCCTCATCAAGGATAGACCTGTGGGCTTCATCTCAGCTGGACACGGAGTCGGTAAGACCAGATTCTTCCGAGTGGGAAGAGTTGTCACCATCCCAGACTACCAGGGAATAGGAATCGCGAAGGCCATGCTCACCTTCATCGGCGAACACTACGCCGAGCAGGGAAAAGTGCCCCTAACCATGGTTACAAGTAATCCCCAGTTCATCCACACCAAGATATCCGGATGGATCATCACCAGAATCGGCCACGGATCAAGACACACGATGAAGCAGCTACAAGACTCAGGCAGTCGCGACCGGATAACAATCGGCATGAGATACAAGCCACAACGTGCATCACTCTAAGAAGGAAAAACAGTCAAAAAGGGTTTTCAAGCCATAAATAGACCATAACATGGGTATAAACGTGAATCCAATAAGGGAAGAAGTCGAAAACGTCATATTCCAAGCCCTATCCTCCAGCGAGAGGAGAGAGATATTAAGAGTAATTCACTCAACGGAAAAAGGTGCAACGTACACAGAGGTTCTCGGAGAGATGGGACTAACAACAGGGAATCTCAACTACCACCTTAAGCAGCTGGAAGGCTTAATTCAACGAGATGGTGAGAGGCGCTACTCCCTAACCCCCCTCGGAGAGAAGGCCTACTCAGTGCTATCATCCTCAATCGGCAACGAAGGCTATAATGAGTACCTAAACGCAGCGAAGCTCAGCCAGTCTAAAGGCGTCCACCCTACAGTCACGAGGTTGATCTACGGAGGCATCGCCTTCGACATATTCATCCTCCTCATCTGGGGGTACATGGGATACATCATCTATACTGAAGGAGGCCCATGGATCGTCTGGCCCATCCTCTTCGTCCTCATCACCATGGGGATACTCGGCCTCATTTGGCTAATCAGAGCCCTCTCAACTGCACCCGAGTTCGTTAGGCGTTTAGAGAGAAGACTAGGTGTTACTAGTTAAGCAGAGTGACTAGGATCCGCGCACGTGTTTAGATGGTTCCCCAAAGCTGGGTACATAGCACGAAGTAGGTGAGGTTTGGCTCAAATTGGCTCAAAAAGAGAAAATATCGAAGGTCAGCCGCCTCGCCAGAGCCCTCGATCTGAAGACACGGGGCCTCACCGACTCTGAAATAAGCGTGCGCATGACCGAGGAGGGATACAGACGCGTATCCACGCACACCGTCAACAGACTCCTCAACGGCGTCGAGGCGAAGCTCTTCGTGGACGAGCTCCTACGACTCCAGCTCCGAGACATAACCGTCAGCGACACCCACCTGAGGCTGAAGTACCGAGACAAGATCCTCGAGAAGCTGATGCCCCGGCGGGTGGAGCAGATGGTTGACGGCAGCAGCGAGATACGCGTCGTGATTGAGGATGGTGACGATCAAGTGGAGGCTTCACCCAGGCCAGAGACAGGTGTGGAGGAGTAAGGCCCGCTTCAAGGTGGTGGGCTGCGGCCGCCGCTGGGGCAAGACGGAGTTCGGGTGGAAGAAGCTCCTCACCGAGGCACTCCGGTCTCCGGGGCCCTACGGCTGGATAGTGCCCTGGTACAAGGAGCTCCGACCCGTAACCAACACAATCGACGACTCCACGCCCCTCAGCATATTCACGGTCCGAAGGAAGATAGCAATAGGCGGGATACCCGTCTACAGGTACCTCGAACTCCCGAACGGAAGTCAGATCTACCTCAACTCCGCAGACCTCGAAGACAGCCTAAGAGGCGTCAAGTACCGTGGAGTGGTCCTGGACGAGGCCCCCAGCATCAGGAGGAGCAGGTGGGAGAAGGAGATCGCTCCCAGCCTCATGGACTACGGGGGCTGGGCCATCTTCATAGGCAGCCCGAAGGGTCGCAACTGGTTCCACGAGCTCTACCTCCGAGGACAGGACAGGGCCTCATACCCGGAGTGGGAGAGCTGGAGGCAGACCAGCTACACCAACACGAAGGGAAGAGGAGGATTCCTGGAGAAGGAGGAGATCGACCTCATCAGGAGCCAGCTCCCTGAGCTCGCAGCCAGGCAGGAGATAATGGCCGAGTTCCTCGAGGACGCGGGAGTCGTCTTCAGAAACATAGAGGTCTGCAGGGCAGGAGCTACCGGAGACCCTGAGCCATACAGGAGATACACAATCGGAGTCGACCTAGCCAAGACGATGGACTGGACGGTCCTCGTAGCACTCGACGATACGGGGCACATACGAGGCTTCGAGAGATTCAACCAGCTAGACTGGGGCTTCCAAAAGGCCAGGATAAGGAGCTTCGCCGATAGGTACCGGGGCCTTACAGTCATCGACTCCACGGGGGTCGGGGACCCAATCTACGACGACCTCGTCAGAGACGGCGTCAAGATCCAGGGGTTCAAGTTTACAAGCGAGTCGAAGAGGCAGCTCATCGAGAACCTCAGCATCGCCTTCGATAAGCGGGAGATCACCATCCCCAGAGGCCTAGAGGTCCTCGAGAACGAGCTGAAAGCCTATACATATGAGCTCACAACCGGAGGGAACGTACGCTATGGGGCTCCGGAGGGCCTCCACGACGACGCAGTAACCGCCCTCGCCCTCGCACACTGGGGGAGGTCGAGGATGCCTGAGCCAGCCTTCATCTTCGGGTGATATAATGAGACTATTCGGATTCGAGTTAACCAGAGCCAACAAGAAACCCATCGTCAGCATGGATACTCTGGCCAAGTTGGCTGTTGACTCAGGTGGAAGCATCCGAATCCCGCAGACATCGGTCTCACGTGGCGCAGGCTTCGGTGACTCTATAACAGATGATGATAGGGAGTGGGCTGTCAACAGGGAGCCAGTCGCATACCGCGTCACATACATGGTAGCAGACGACGTATTCGACAAGTGGTTCAAGGTAGACGACCCAAAAACCGAGGGTGGAGACCCGGAGCTCGACCGCAAGATCCAGAGTGTTCTTAGGGAGCTTGAAGCCCAGAGCAAACTCACAGACGCCTTAGCCCTCGAGAGGACCTACGGGTGGAGCCTCATAATTGGAGCCTTCAGCGACGCGCAAACATCCACGGACCTCACCAAGGAGCTCAAGACAGGTTGCGAGCTAACTGACCTCGCAGTCTACCCCAAGACCAAGGTCACAAGCATAGAGCGGGAGAGGGACCCTGAGAGTGAGCGATTCGGTGAACCAGTCATCTACAACGTTGACCGAGGGAGCGGAAAGAGACTACGAGTACACTACACAAGAACCATACAGGTCCAAACAAGACCAACAGGCCTCAGTATATTAGACCCGGTATGGGACGACCTCACTAACCTCAGAAACATAAGGTGGGGCATGGGCCAAACCATCTATAGATACGGCAGCGGATTCCCTGTTCTAACTCTCAACGGTAAGACCTTGGAGCAGATACAAGCCTACGTTGAGTCCGGATACTTCTCGAACCTAATGAGCCGAACCTACCTCCTCAAGAACGAGGCGATGGACATTGACTTCAAGGGAGTTCAGGGATCAGCCCTCAACCCTGAGCCCTACTACAAGGCGATACTCGAGAACCTCTCAGCTGGAACAGGCATACCCGAAGCACTCTTGAGAGGTGCTCAGGCTGGAGCCCTTACGGGTAGCGAGGTCAACGAGAGGGAGTACTTCAAGGTCATCAGCAGCATCCAGAGCAAGGTCGAGCCAGTCGTGAGGCAGCTCATAACCTGGATACTGCCCCAAACAGTTGGAGAGGAAATCGATTTCGAGGTCAACTGGCGGGGTGGATTCGAGCCCACCGAGAAGGACAAAGCCGCAACCGAGTTAATGCATCAGCAGGCGAGAGAACTCGAAACGAGGTACAAGACACTCGATGAGGTCAGGATGAGTGAAGGCCTCAAGGAGCTCTCCGGAGGCATCGGGTCAACCGTTTTAGGCCTTGCAAGGGCACAACCCTCACCACAATTCGTTGGAGCTACTGCAGGTGACCAGGAGAATCATCCTACCTTGGTCGCTGGCCTCAAAGCCATCGCTGAGAGCATCCACAACAAGTCAGTGAGCCGAGCCAACTCGTTGACTCAGGGTCGGCGCCTCATTAAGATGTACGTGGACCACGAGGTTGAGAGAGCCAGAGCATACCTAGCAGTAAAGCTGGGTCGACCGGTGGTGAACCTGCCACCAGAGTACGATAGGTACTACGAGGAGATGCTACGAGGCTACTACTCGGACTTCCAGAAGATAATCGAGGCGGCGGCGAAAGCCGTTGAGTGACTACTGGAGCACCATGGGAGGCATCGCTGTACGCCTCGAGATGCTGGGGCACCAGATCCAGTACAGCACCTACAACCGAGCCATCGTAATCACCGCCTCCAGCATCGGGGTATTCGACTTCAAAATGATTGGACCCGACGACGAGAGGACCTGTGACTGGTGCGCTGAGCACATCGACAGGGTCTACAGGATGGGCATGTTCATGCCGGATCTTCCTAAGCACATTGGGTGCAGGCACTTCTGGGACATAGCATATGTGGGTGAGAGGAAATGAGCGTCAGGAAACTCGGATTCGACAGGGCAACCCTCGGAGACAAGGTCATCGAGGAGACAGACGACGTCCTAGTGATGCCAGCGGTTATCGCGAGGGAGCTTGTACAGGGGTACCCTGAGGGTAGAGCCTACAAGCCCGCTGAGGAGCTAGAGAAGGCGGCTTGGACGGCTGAGGGGCGATGGGTCGCCACCATGCAGCACCCTGAGACGGGCCTCATCACGAGGAGAAGCGAGGTCAAGGGACGAATAGAAGGCACTGAGTTCGCGAAGGATATACTGGATCCTAAGACGAAGCGACCCATGGTGCGCGGAATCAGGGCGAACATCAAGTGGTTCAAGAAGGATGTGCCCAAGCAGCTCCTAGACGACGTGAAGAGCGGAGCCCTCAGAGATGTCTCTATAGGATTCACCTACGAGGAGGATAGGACACCAGGCGAATGGGAGGGCCAGGCATACGACTTCGCGCAGAGGAACATTTTCATAGACCACGTTGTGGCTCCCTGCCCGACCGGTAGGTGCCCATCGCCATACTGCGGCATAGGAGTAGACAGCATAATCAAGAATCATGGAAAGGAAGCTGAGAATACGAGTAAAGAAGACTGCCCAATCTGTAGAGAGATAG